CCACTTGATAATGGACTTAAGTCTTAATTTGATTTAAGATCATATTATTCGGTCATAAAGAAACCTCATCAAATATTGGTGGGGTTTTTTCTTTACGCTACAATAAAACTAAAATTAATTATTAATCGTGGCAGCTACTATAAATGCAACCTTAAAAAGTGAAACTGCTAATAGCTATGTCACTTTGTCTGAATCTAATGATTACTTTGATACGTCACCAGATTCTTCAACTTGGACTAATAAAACAGATGACCAGAAAAAGAGAGCATTAATATCTGCAACAAGATGGATAGATACTTTAGTTTTTTATGGAGATAGATGTGATGAAAGTCAGGCTCTTAAATTTCCTAGAACTAATTATCAGGTTGATGGAGTTGAGTTGGCTTGTTCTGCTATTCCTAATAATATTAAATATGCACAATTTGAACTTGCAAGAGCTTTAGCAAATGATACTGATGCAATCACTGGTACTACAGGTAAAGATGGTAACTTCAGTGAAGTTAAGTTAGGAGATATACAGGTTAAATATAATACTGATAGTCAGGGCACTGGTTCTGTTAATAATATCTTAGATGTTTATCCGTGGTTACAAAGTTATTTAGGAGCTTATATGTTGGGTGGTGCTGGTAGTTTCCAACTTAGAGTGGTGAGAGGATAATGGCAGGACAATTAGACTCAGCATTTAAACAGATTGCAAAACAGGTTGTAGCGGATCTTGGTAGTTCCTTTGATTCGACTATTACTTATACAAGAAAAGCATCTGGAAGTTATAACACAAGTACTGGAGCATATACGACAAGCGATACTACGTTTGCTGATATAAAAGTTCCAGTTGAATTTGTAAGATCAGAAGAAGATTTAGGCAAAGAAATTAGAGAATTTAAAACTTATATAACACCAGACTTAATTGGAGACAATCAACCAACATTAGATGACGAGATTACATTAACTTACGCAGGATCAACTAGAGTCGCAAAAATAGTTAATATAAGTTCATTACAAGGTGGTCAAAGCTACTTGTTCACAATTCTTGGAAGATTCTAATGGCTAAATCAAGTACTGCTTGGTCTGATGAGATAAAAAGGGTGCGTAAAGGTTACAACGTAGATTTAAATCGTTTTATTAAATTTACTTTAAGCACTTTACCTGGACAAAGCCCTAAATATACAGGCTTTTTTGCTTCAAGTTGGCAAGCTAAAACATATAGAATTAGAGCAGATCAAGATAGAATACAGCCGTGGATAAATATTAATACTAGAAAAAGGAAAGATCCTGGAGTGCCAGCAAGAGTTGAACCAAGATTTTATCCTCCAAGTACAAGATTTAAATTTGGAGATACTATCTACATTGGTAACAGAGCTAGTTATGCAAGACAGGCTTTAGGATCTGCTGATAATCAAATTTTAAATTATTTTGAAGTTGGTATTAATGATGAAATAAATAGAGCATTTAAACAGACAAAACTAAAATTAGCTACTGGACAAGTTTTAAGTGACGATGCAAAAGAGGCAATTAGTTCTGGTGACATTGATCCAAGAAATGCACCAGCATCAGGAGTAAGGTATAGTTCAACATGACTTTAGTTAATGTAAGAGCAGCTTTTGAAAAAGCAATCACTGATGCAGTTGCAGCAGCAGATAACACTGTCATAATGTCGTATGACAACGTAACATTTACTACTCCTGGTAAAACTAAAAAATATATTACTACTTCAATTATTTTTAACCAATCAAAATTTCAACCTCAAGGTGCAGCTATTGATTATTATGTTGGATCAATTCAATGTAATCTTTATGTCCCAAAAGGAAAAGGTTCATCAGTATTATCAGCATTAAGTGAAGCAGTCATTGATGGATTAAGTTCAATAAATGCTTCTAATTATGCAGATCCTTTTTCTTGTTCACCAAGAATAGAAGAAATAAATGGTCCTATCCCTGTAGAGATAGAAGATCGTTCACATTTTTTAGGGATTATATCTTGTGCTTTTTCTGCAAATAGCTGATATAATTCATATATCTATCTAATATTATGACAAGAGCAGTTGATCTTTTAAAAAATAAGTTTGGTGTAAGCCAACTTTACAAATTTAATCTAAAAGATGAAAATGGTGAAGTCCAATTAGCAGTTTATTGGCATCCATTGACTATTGCTGAACGTGAAATGATTCAGAAAAAAACAGGTAGTGAAGATACAAACGATTTTGCTTTACAGTTGATGATAGAAAAAGCATTAGATAAAGATGGAAATAGGCTATTTCAAGACGGAGACAAAGCCTCATTAAGAAGAGAGGTAAATGCAAATGTATTACAGGAAATACAATTAGCGATGTTGCAATCTGGAACAGATCAGGAGGTTGATGAGGCAAAAGCCGATTTAAAAAGCTAATCCTGATTGGAGATTTATTTATTCTTTAGCAAATGAATTAAAATATACGGTTAGTGAATTATGTAATAAATTAACTGTAGAAGAAATGGTAGGTTGGGCTGCTTTTTTTGAATTAAAGTATGAAGAGCAAAAAAAAGAACAAGATAAAACACAAATGAGAAGCGTTATACCTAAATCAAGGTAGAATAGAATATATCTTTGATAATTAGGTCGAAATGTCAGAAAAGACAATTGAGTTAGTTATAAATACGAGTCGTGGTGAAAAGAATTTAAAACAGATAGAAAGGCTTGCACAGAGAGTAGAAAAATCGCTAGGTAAGATAAATAAAATAAAAATAAACGTAAAAACAGATCAAGCACAGAAAAAACTTAGTGCCTTAACAAAAGAAATTAATAAAGGAAATAGAAAAATAGACACCTTTTTTAAAGGTGCAAATCCTGGGATGACTGTTTTTGGAAATAAAATTTCAAAGGTTAGAGATGAATTATCTTCAGTTAGAAAGGCATTTGATGATGCTTCAAGTGCTGTTGAAAGACAAAGAGGTGCTACCGCTTTATTAGCAGGTAATTTTAAAAAATTAAGAATGGAAGCTGTTGCATTTGCTAAAGCAAGTGGAGCAGATCCGTCTTTAACTATTGGAAGTGTAAGTGCAAGAATAAAAGAGATACAACAATTCCCAAGAACAATACTTGCTGGCAATGAAGCAATGAGTTTGCTCAAGCGTATGCAAGAGATGACTATTGTTGGATCAAAAGAATTTTTAGAAGTAAGTAAAGCTATAGGAGTTCAGTTAGGCATAAATGCAAATATACAAAGTCAGGCAGCTAGAGCAGCAAAGCCCATGCAAGCTAATCAAGTGTTTGCTACTCAAGAGCAAATTCAAGCATTAGGAGGTAAAAATAGATTAATACCGCCAAGTATGAGATTACCAGCAGCAGGTAAGTCTAGTGGTACTTTTGAAATAAAAAGCAAACCTATTGAAAAGGCTGTTAAAAATATACAAAAATCTTCAAATAAAACAGCAAATATTTTATCTCAACAAACTGCTTTTGGTGCATTACCACCTATAGGAGGTACATCAAGTCCAATAAACAAAAGATTTTCAGCAGCAAATTTAGGTTTTGGTCGTAATGCTAATCAAAAGGGATTATTTGCATTTCCAGGAGGGAGAAGTGCAAGAATTAAAGGTGGTATTGGTAGTGCTCTTATTGGTGGTGGTTTTCCTGCTTTGTTTGGTGCTGGCGGTATAAGTTCAATTTTAGGAGGTATTGCTGGTGGTGCTGGAGGTGCATTAGCACCTGGAGGAGGTTTTGCTGCATCAATTTTTGCTACTGCTATTGCTGCACAAATAGAGAAAGCACAACAATTTAGAAAGGCAATTAAAAAAATAAATGATGATTTAGCAAATATGAATATACAGTCACAATTTTCAAGACAAAATATAAAACAATTAGCAAGAGACTTCGATATTACCAATGATGAAGCTCTGAAATTAGCGGAAACTATCAAAACATTTGGAGCAGAAAGAGGTTTAGGTTTATTAAGAGCTTTTGGATCAATAGAAACATTCAAAGTGTTAGCTGGCTTACAAGATACTGGTTCAGTTTTAGGAAAGATTGAACAATTACAAAGTGAAATTAGTGAAGAAAAGCGAAGAGAACTTTTACAGACATTGGCAACTAAAGGTCCACTTGAAGCACAACTAGCATTAGAAGATGCAATATTAGAAAAGTCAGAAAAAAGAAATAGAGAAGCAGATAAACGAGAAAAGAAAAGAAAAGAATTTGAAAGAGCAGCCAGGGGTGGTCTTGGCTTAGAGTCTATTATTGCTGCCAATAAAGCAAAAGAACAAACTCAATTTGAAGGTATTGCTACTGCTGCTGTCTTTAGAGATGATAATCAAGTACAAAGAGAGTTTTTAGAAAATACAAAATTAGTAAATGAACAGTTAAGATTTTTAGCTGAATTTAGAGCACCCGCAGATGAATTAAAAGAAATGTTAAATCCAATGCGTCAGATTTTAGATTTAAGTGTTGCTATAAAAGATGGTTTCCAAGAATCATTTAGTGGAATTATTAGAGGAACAATGACTGTTGGTGAAGCGTTTAGAAATATGTTAAATCGTATTGCAGATCATTTTCTTGATACTGCTGCAAGAATGGCTGCTACACAAATACAAAAAGGATTTTTAGGTCTTTTTAGTAATATGTTTAGTTTTGGAATTACTAGTAAAGCAAATCAATTTTTAGGTGGAGTTGCAAATCCTTTTGGAGGTGGTGGTTCTAGTGGTATATCTTTTGGCTCTGCAAATTTAGGACTTTCAAACTTTGCTAATGGTGGCAGACCACCCGTAGGCAAGGCTTCAATAGTAGGAGAACGTGGGCCAGAGTTATTCGTACCAGATAGAGCAGGAACTATCGTTCCAAATAATGCAATGGGAGGATCTACAAATATAGTAATAAATGTAGATGCTTCTGGTTCATCTGTTGAAGGTGATGAAGAACAAGCTAATCAGTTTGGCTCTGCTATAGCTACTGCTATACAATCTGAATTAATTAAACAAAAACG